CAAACTGGTAACTTCCTAGCGTGGATGGGAGAAAACTCCTTCTTTGTTTATGATGGCGTTGTGCGTGAAATACCATGTGATGTGCATGATTATGTGTATGACCAACTAAACGTACCAGGAAGGAAAGCGTGCTGGGGTGGACATAACTCTAACTTTAATGAAATATGGTGGGGTTTTCCAAGTGGCGATGGTGTATACAAACCAAACAAATATGTTATCTGGAACTATTTAGAAAACACTTGGTCTATAGGGTCAATGGATAGAGGCTGTTGGATTGATCAAGGTGCGTTTGATTTCCCTATAGCTGGAGATTCAGCTGGTTTTATTTACGAACATGAATCAACAACATTATCTAACTCTCCAAATCTAAATAGTGATGTACCATTTTGTACAAGTGGCCCAATAGAACTGGGTAATGGCGATAACTATGTGCAATGTAACCAGATTATTCCAGATGAAGAAGCAAACACATTACCAGGTGTAACAATAAGTTTTAAAGGTAAGTTTACCCCTTTAGGGCCAACAACAGACTTTGGTAGTTTTACCTTTGAAAGCGATGGATATACCGATGCTAGGTTTACAGCAAGACAAGTACAGATGACTGTAACAGGTGGCACAACACAAGACTTTCAAGTTGGTAATATAAGACTGAACCTAAGACAAAGAGGTAGAAGATAATGGATTTATCCTCACAAAGACAATATATACAACGTATAGAAGTAGCACATAGCATACTTACAACTACAGACTTAACAACATTTTATACAGCTCCAAGTGGCGATGACTTTACTTGTGCTGTAATTGAATCTATCTTGGTATGTGACCATGATAATCAGCAAACTAAGATTACCTTTACAGTAGATAATGCAGGTACTACTTACACTATATTTAAAGAATATAACATTACTGCATATGATACAGAGGAGCTTTTAACTAGAAGTCTGTTCTTACATCAAGGCGATGTTGTAAAGATACAAGCAGATCGTGCTGGTAATTTAACTGTTTATGCAAGTATTGTTGAGTATGGAAAAGGCGACTAATACAGTAGTAGACATACAAGAGGCACAAAGAGAGCCTTGGGAACTAGAGTTTGAAAGGTTAGAGCATCATATTATTCGTGCATTAAAGCACCAAGATATGTATAATTTAAGTGATATTAAAGAAAAAATAAAGGCTGGAGAGATGTTTATTTGGCCCAATACAGATTCAGTAATAGTGACTGAATTTGCAGAATACCCAAGATACAGAGTTTTAAGTATTAATCTGGTAGCTGGAAACTACAAAGAAGTAATAGAGATGTTACCCAGCTTGGAAGAATTTGCCAAACAATGTGACTGCAAAAAAATTATCGGTGGTGGTCGTAAAGGTTGGATAAAAAAATTAAAACCACATGGGTTTGAAGAAATGAACTTATTAGTAAAGGAATTATAAAGGAATTATTATGGCAACAGCATTACCATACATTACAGCAGGAGCTACAGCATACGGAGCTTTAAAAGGTAGTGGAGACACACAAACATCAAGCGTTGATCCAGCGACACAGGCTCGTTATGAAGATTTATATAATAAAGCCAAAGGCGTAGCTAACCAACCTTTCGTTCCTTATACTGGCCCAAGGGTAGCTGGATTTAACCCAGACCAATTACAAGGATTTGATGCAACAAGAAATATGTTTGGTCAATCCATGAGCTTTGATCCTAGACAAAAACTCAATACTCTAGCAAATCAATCAACACCAACAGTTACACCTTTTACTGGTTCAGCAACACAATTACAACCAGCAGCAATGCAACAAGCAGCAAATATAGCTCCAATAGATTTATATAGCGGTGCTTCCGTTAATCGTGGTGCTATAAGAGATGTAAAACCACAATCATTATTAAGCACAGATTTAGGTGCATATCAAAATCCTTTTCAATCACAAGTTATAGATAACACTATTGGTGATTTAAACAGAGCAAGACAAATACAATTACAAAGCGACCAAGATGCAGCAATCGGCAGAGGTGCTTTTGGTGGTTCACGTTCAGCAATATTAGAATCAGAAACAAATAAAAACTTTGCAGATGCAGTTGCTAAAGCATCTGGTAATTTACGTTCACAAGGCTTTGATAGAGCTACATCATTAGCTGGTCAAGATATAGGAAGACAGTTTTCAGCAGACCAGTATATGTCTGATGCAGATAGAGCTGTTGCAATGCAAAACGCAACCTTTGGTCAACAGGCTGGATTGGCTAGACAAGGACTACTTGGAGATGTTGCACAAAATCAAGCACAATTAGATGCAAGAAGATTTGGTGCTGACCAAAGTGCATTAAATCAATTTGGTTTACAACAAGGCTCTTATAATAACGCTATGAACATGGCTAACATGGATGCAATAAATAGAGCAAGATTTATGCAACCAGGATTAGAAATGCAGAACAGACAGTTCAGAGCTGGTTTATTAGGCAATCAATTAAGCGACCAGTACAGAAACCTAGGTTTATTATCTGGTATAGGTTCACAACAGCAAGGACTACAACAAGCTGGAATGGACTCTGGTTACAACGAGTTTATGAGAGCATTAAATTATGGGCCACAACAACTTGGTTTATTATCAAGTTCAGTCTTTGGAATGAATCCAGGAACAGTACAAAATTATGACCAAGGTACAGCTGGAAGAATTGGTAGTGCAGTAACTTCATTAGATACTTTGTTTGGCGAAGGCGGAATTTTTGGATAGGAAATAATTATGGTAATAAGAGATTTTAACAACCCAATGGGATTACTAGGATTAAACAACAATCCTACAGGCTCACTTGGTTTAAGCATGGCTCCTATTCTTGAGGCTAGAGCAAAACAAGCTGAAGAAGAAGAAGCTAAAAGAAAAAGATCTGAAAGGTTTAGTAGGTTAAGAAACTTTGCTGATTCTTTACAAGCAATGAACGCTGGTCAATCTGGTAACTTTGGTGCACAAAATCAGTTTTTAAATAACATAGACAGAAGAAGAGCTGAAGATGCTGCTAGGGCAAAAGCTAAAGCAGATAAAAATAAACGTGATGATTTTTATAATAGTCTAAATCCTAATCAGAAAATGATTTTTGATATGAAAGAAGCTGGTATGCCAGACTCTTATATTAAATCTCAATTTTATCCAAACCCTACTAAAAGAGAATCTTTTGTAGCGAAAGATGGTTATAGATATTTTGCCGATGGAAAACAAGAAAGAGTTTTTCCTGGAGTGACGGTAAAAGAAACCCAAACAGAAGCAGATATATATAAAGAAAATGCTGCTAGGATTAAAAACATTGTTATGAACGAGGGTGTTAATAGTCCTAATTTAACAAAACAAGAAAGAGATTTTTATAATAATAATATAAACAAACAAGGGTTTATGTCCTTCGATGAATCACTTGCTCAAATGATGTTTGGTAATACAGGTGGACAAAATAACCAAACAAAAAATTATACAGTAACTAATAGTTCTTACGGATCAATGACTGCAAATCAAATTATCGATCAAGCAATGCAACTTAATCCAGGAAGTACAAGAGAAGGTGTTATAAAAAATTTAATAAATAATAAAATAATATCAGAGTAATACTATGGTAGATTTTATCGTACCACCTCCACCAAACGAAGAAGAGGGTTTGGAATTTAAAGTTCCTCCCCCACCAGTCATTGATGATTTCAATGGTGGTATTAACACAGTTCTTGAGCAATTTGAAAATACACAACCTCAATATGCACCTTCATCAGAAAAACTATCTGAAGCAGAATTAAGAAAAGATCCAGAATGGATTAGAGCAGCTAAAAGTATTTATGAATGGAATGAAGCTAGATCTGGAACTATTGGTGGAACTCAAAAAGTAAAACCTCTAAACTCTGATAAAGAATATGCAGACTACGCCCTTAGATACATGGGTTGGTTTAATTACAATATTCCTAAAATGGCTAATGAAGCCACAGACTTAAAAACAACTGCCAATCAACAACAAAGAGAAGACTTTGTAAGATTGATGGATATGTATGATAACAAAAAAATAAGTGGTGCTGGAGCTGTCAGACTTATAAAAGGACTTGCTCTTGACCCATCAACTTATGTTGGCATTGGTACTTTTGGTGCTGGATTGGCTGCAAGAGAAGCCGCTAAAACTGCCGCTAAAGCTGGTATAAGATCTCTTATAAAACAAGGAGCAAAACAAGGAGCTAAAGTAGGAGCTATAGAAGGTGCTGCTTACTCAACGGTTGATAATGCCTTAAGGCAATCCACTAGAATCATGTCTGGTCAAAG